AAAAAAAATATACCGCATGTATTTAACACACGGTATATTCTCTTTAACAAACGTACGTATCAGTGCTACGTTCAAATTATGCCCTGATCTTTCCCAACAAACCAAGTACTTTAGATGTAATGACATCAGCTTTCTCATAATTGAGCATCAGCACACCAAGCAAGACAGTACCAGCAACTGTCAGAATTGTATTCGGATCTGGACCTTTTCGAACTTGCTTCGATTTAGCATCCATCAATGAATTCAATTCATCAAGTAACTTATCGTACTCATCTGTACCTGACGGAGTAACGCTCAATGCTTCGAGAAGCGACATCACCTCACCTTCGTACATAGATTCATTAGTATCCTTTTTCTCAGGAAACTTGAATTTAAACATAACAAACTCCTTTCAAACGTTTATTACCTTCATTATATGAAGTGTTTTTGGCGCGATTTTTATGATCCTAGGCTAATGCTTTTGGCGATAATAAATATCGTTTCTCGTAGTATATCCATCCATTCGTCTTGCTAGTTTTGACGTGGCAAGTTTTGACGTTCCAACTGATGCACCGATACTGCCACCAAGTGTTGCCGCAAGTCCAACATTCATTATGTGGTTGTTTCTAGAAACCATACCAATCGCTGCAACACCAAGTCCGCCATAAATTGCAAGCGCAGAGGCAACAGTCGCTTTCCCCCATCGCCTTTGCGTCTTCATTTCTTTTACAATTTGCACTTTATTTTTAGCCCAGTCTTTTTCCATGATATTATTGAGCTTTTTTACATTTACCTTTTTACCAGTCATGCCAACAGTAGACATAGAACTATATTTAACGCCATTGAAAAATGATTTGTTTTTAATATCTCGTTTTGAAGTCATTTTGTTGATATTAGCTTTGTCGTTTTTAATCATTTTTTTCATATTATGATAGTTTGGATTTTTTTCATTTAGGTTTGACATAATTTGATCGTACAATGCGTTATATTTCTTTAAAGCTCTCCTAACGCCCCATTTCATTCCTTTAGTACCATGATGCATAAGATAGTTAGAATATACTCGCTCATAATCAGTATACAATATAATCATCTACTCTTAATTGGAAGCTTGTTAATTTCTTCCATGATTTTCTGTGCTGATCCATTACCACCAAGCTTTTTGTAAGGCTTAAATAAATATGTTTCCATATTTTCGTACTCCTCTTTGGTAATGTATCCACGATCAATATATCGCATGCCCTTAGTTACGATGCGATCATGGGCTAACCCAACTAGCATTTCAGCTTGAGCTACAGCCAGTGCTTCTTTCGCAGCAGTCTTACCGCTGCGGTTATTAAACCATGTCCAAAATCCAGAAGACGCCATAACGGCGCAAACTACAGTCACCGCCATATCGAACATGTGCTGATCCATATAATATCGCCTTCTTATCCAATTAGGAAATATGGACGGATGCCTTTTTCAGAATCAGCATAACCCCAGTTAGCTAGTAGGTTATCCGTAACGACAGCAAAGCCGGTAGTGCTTACTGGATCTCGAAGCCACCATTCTTTATTATCATCGCCAACCAACATAGCAGACCCATTCATTCGGAAAGCAGCAAATTGTCCGTTATAAACGATGGGATACTGCCCGTTAGTGGTAAGAGGACTAAAGAAATGGTCGCCATAAATATAGCAAGTTGACGCAAGAGAGATAGTTGTGTTTTCGGATCGGCAATTGAATGCTCCAGATACTGAAGATCCATCTCGCTCATAAGTGCCACCTTCTTTATGCTCAATTACATGACCAGAAAATGCATTATTGATAGTGTTCCTAGCAGTGCTAAGAGATGACTTGTACAGCTTGCTGTTGAAATATCCATTCCAGTTGGAACGAGAATCCTCATAAGAAGACGAATATAGTGACGTAGTTGGCATAATTACTGCATGATGCCTCATGAATGTCTGATCTCCACCTTTGTAGAAATAGTCGAGATCGACGACCTGCCACTTAATTCCGCCAATAGTCCAATAGTCTCCGACATAAATATCATTAAATTTGCCAGAGCTAATTGCTTGATATTGCTGGGCACTAACTGAAGTACCAAGATTATTGTTACGCCAAATATTACGATGCATAACCGGGTTATTCTCAAATAAAGAATACTTCAGCTGATCAATAGAAACCGTCTTTGTTCCAGAAGAGCCGTCAATCAAAAGAACGTCAGTATCTGAAACTTTAGTTGTTCGTGCATACTCTGTAATTTTCATTAAATATGCTCCTATTCTCCATTGTATTTTCTTTGACCAGTAATTGGCGCACCATTGCTATCCATCACTGGTCTGCCAGCAGAGTCCTCAATCGACACTACAGAATATCCACCAGAAGCCATCAAATCTATTTTCTTAGTCAATTCTGTAATCTGATTTTGAAGATTTGTTGCGGCATTAGAATTGAGATTGACTTGCATAGTACGGAACCAAGCCTCGAACTGACTCTTATTTGTCGCTAAATTCGAAGAATATTCGTCCTTAGCATGGCTCATCCAGTCATTCCACTCAGAAGACCAAGCCTCAACAAAACGCTCAATCGTAATTGTAGTCAATGGCCCAGTAACAAAAGGACAATCCTTAGTTCCAACCTTATAGTCAATGTCCGAAATTGCAATTGATGTTGCAGCCTTTCGTACAGTAATATAAGCAATTGGATACTGTCTACTTGATCCATCTCCAATTGTTGGCTTTACTGGGGTTTCTGCGGGTTCACCTTGAACTACAGTAATTGAGTTTACCCTAGAACCAGAGTTAACGTCAAATACGACAGCATCAATTCTATCATAAATTGGATGAGCAGAGTTAAGCAATACCTGAAAATCGGAATCGTTCTTAATCCAAGTATGGTTAAACCACGCCCTACCAGTGCCAACGGATACACTTGTACCAGTTGATGGCTGGACCAAAAATGCAGATCCAATAGACTGATATACACCATCGCAAATAACGCCATCAAAAATCTCGCCAAACTGGACAGCATCGTATTTACGATCGCCATTTTGCGAGTTATAAAAACCATAGGTTATAGCCACTACTTTACCTCCTTATTTATTACTTCAAATGTTGGGTAACATTTAATAGCGGAGTCAGTATATGAATAAATATACTCAGTAATCATGGCTGTAAACATCCGCCTATATTTGTCCTCTACTTGAACGATATCGCCAATATTATAGTCTTGCTTATACTTGAATTGCGAACGTGTAGATTCAAGCTCTCCATCAAAAATGGTTGTGACTTGATGTTTTGCTAATTCTCTATCGCCTCTAGTATTAAGTGTGGAATAATATTCGCTACTGCTCAAAGTTCTTTCTGTTTTTGAACCAGGGTCTCTTACTTTTGTTCTTAGATCACGAGCATCTACAAATAACTCTCGTCTATCTAATCCCGTATCTCCAGTCCAATCGTTAGACTTGTACCAACGATCGTTACCTTCTCCTTCACCACCAACCAAAGCTACTGTTTTGTAATCTTGATTGGATTCGTACGAATTAGCATTCAATAAGTTCTCAAACGCTGGAGAAAATATAACAACTGGATTCTTTGTTTGGTTATATGATCTATCTTCATTGGTTAGGAGTTTAAAAATGAAGTTGCTGTCAGTTGGCATTGTCAATTTAAAACCAATTCCATATTTACTGCATAAATTTGTAGTTAATTCATAAATATTATCGCCAGTAAACTGGGTTTCGATTTTCATTGACTTTAATTTTTCATCATAATTCCAAGCAGTAGATAGACCTTTAATATTTCTAGCGCTTGCAGATGACTTGATGCAATTTGATGTGATTGTATCAATGATGCAGTCTTGTACTGTCTTGTTATGGTACTCTAGACCCCATGCAATTCGTCGATCTAAAATACTCTCTAACGATCTGCCAGAGATCTTTACTGTGTCTTCACCGTCGGCTTCAGATTTGACATAAATAGATTCGATTATCATAGTATGCTCAGATTCTGGGTTTACAACGTACCAGTTTTGCTTCAGATAATCAAATAGATTAGGATCATATGGCAGAATAATTTCGAAATCGCCACATTTATTAAAGCGATCAGTCCAAATAAATGAAATATAATCATCTAACATGCGAACCGTTTCGAACTCTCGATTCAAAATATATGGCGTTATCATAATTATACTCCAAATAGTAGATTGGTCGTCCTAATTTCAAATCTTACCTGTTGGGTTGGGTCATCTGTAATAGCGTAAGCGAATTTATTATGTCCTTGAGATAACTGAAGCCAATCTGAAGATCTATCTAAGCAATTAAGAACGTTATATGTCTTTCCTGCTCTAGACAGAAGTACATATTTATAGCCTTTAATTGTGGAAATAGACAACTCATCAGATGAAGAAAATGTCTTGCCAGTTACCTTCTGGATAACTCCAAGATCAATTGTCATATTCTCGCCAGTATCGACATTAGAAATGCGAATCTTCTTGTTTAGATCACCAAATGTAGAAAATGACATGACAAATCCAGTCTCAACTTCGCCAGTATAATAAATATCATGTACGAAGTTTCCTCGAATAATACCAAACTCCAAAAGAGCTGTCGTCAGAGATTCATTGGAAAATGGGAACTCGAAATTTGGAGAAATAGCGTAAAATGAATACAGCTTCTCAACGCCATTTTGAATGTCTGTGAAATAAGAATCAGGACACACAATAGAAATCTGAATATGCTGAGTTTCCTCAAAAATCTCAGGCTCAACTCGTTCAATATATCCGTACGTAGCAGCGTGTCTTGTTCCAGTCTTGACTTCGATGGTCACTTTCTCTTTAAGAGGAAAATATTTATACAATTCCAGTCGCTGAGCTTCAACATCGTTCCCATGAAGTGCAAATTCAATAACAATATTGCGGGTCTTAGCTCTAGCAGAATTATATACACCACCGTCAAAGGTTACAACGTTACTAACTGATACATCAGCCTCGACCGGGCCGAGCCCGGAAATCTTAGTAATAAGAAAACCGGACTCAATGCCCCTATCGAGAATAAATTCTTTTGAATCTTTCTTTTTGTTAGTAACTTTAATACTTTTAATCATTAATTTTACTACCTCCTATGACGAGCAATTGACATAGCATTCTTTGTATTTCGATATACATCGCTAGGGTCAAGTGCCTTAGGCGATAGATTCGTTTGATTAATATTGATAGAAGTGTCAGCTTCCATAAGTGCTGTAGTGTACTTGTCAATGTCAGACCTAAGGTTATTAATTGAATTAACAATCATAGATCCGTCCTTAGACATAGCATTTACTTCAGCGTTAAGTCGCATAGACGTACCAAGACGAAGACTACCAAACAATCCATCCATCTTACCAGTAATGACTGGAGAAATATTAGGCTTGTATGACTTACCGTTAAGTGCACTAAGGTTACTTTCCATAGAGGATACAGCATCGGATGCTACATCAGACGACGCAGCGATAACTTTATCCTTAAACGCAAGCATACCGTTCGCAAGACCAAGCGAGACATACATACCTTGTTCGTGCATCACCCTTGATGGGGATTTAATTTGTAATCTAGCCTTAGATGCTTCCATTGCCGCTTTTGCAATTGCGTCCGCAGCATTCACGACTTTATTCTGGTTAGCTCGGATACCATTTGCCAGACCATCAGCAAGATACCAACCGGCATCATAGATTTCTTGACCGTGACTATTAAGTTCGCTTACAATGGAACTCATAATACCAGAGACTGCTTCGGTTGCAGCTGTATTATTAGAAGCAATTCCACTAGCAAGCTGTCCAATAATCTCAGATCCAGTGTTGTATACAGATTCGTAAACTTTACTAGATTCGCTAGATACTGTGCTAGATGCTTCGGTCATAGCAGAAGACATAGCAGCACTAATATCGCCGTTCTTAGCAGCGACACCGGCAGAAATGCCATCAGCTATCGCACTACCAATTCCATTTCCGGCATCAGTAAACGATCCACTACCATTTTGAATGCTTTCTGTAACCTGCTGAATCATGGAGTCCATAGCGGCACTAATCTCGCTAGACTTCTCTGTAATAGCAGTAGTCATAGCTGTTAGCTGCTCGCTGAACGCCGTAGAAATAGCGGTCATCTTCTCTGGATCTTCAGCAAGACCATTTACAAGATCGGAAATAGACGAAGCAACGGATGCTCCATCAACTCCGCTCATTGTAGACAATGCCCAAGCGAATTCGCCAGTAGCAGAACTCAATTGTTTAATATTATCTGCTGTAGCTCCGCCAAGTTCATCGAACTGAGCCAAGCCATTAGCAATTAATGTAAGCTGATATTGAATATTGTCGGGAACCTGAAGACCGGACCAAGACCTAATTCCAGCTGCCAAATCTGTAAGTGTAGGACCAAGAGAACTGAGTGTATCAGCACCCCAACCCTTATTCCAGAATTCGCCAACACCTTCGGCAAGCCTTCTAAGATCGCTCTCAATATCCTTTGGAACGACAACGGTTCTGAATTGTTTGACACCTTCACCCAAAACTGTCAGTGCATTGCCAGTGGCCTCAGCAGCGCCAGTCGAGAAGAAATCCGTCAATGCGAAGTTACGAATGCCGTCGGCAATCTTAGCCATACCAGTTGAAATATTGTCTAGTGCATCCTTGTTTAGATCCAGTGCTGTCCACTTCTTAATAGCATCAGGAAGCTCGCTTAATGGTCCTGTAATATTCTCAACAGACATTGAACTAAATATATCAAGAAGACCAAACGAATTAAGTCCCTCTGCCAGTACAGAAAGTCCAACTCCAAGTGTATCTGGAATTTCAACACCGTTCCACTTAGCAATAGACCCAGCAAGGGTACCAATGCTGTCAGCAGAAATGGCAACAGACGCAGCACCAAGCATATCGAAGTTTAAACCATCTAAACCACGACCAAGAGCGCTCAAAGAAGCCTCAAGACTTGGATTCAATTCTACATCCGACCACTTAGCAACACTGTCGGCCAATGCACCAATATTTTCATGAACTTTATTTACTACATCTGCTCCCCAGTCATCAAAAGACAAATATGATAGACCATTGCCAAGTGCTTTGAGTCCATCTTCAAGAGAGCTATTAATCTTAACTTTACTCCATTTTGACACTCCGTCAGCAAGGTCACCAATTACTGGAGCAATCTTTGCTAAAGCGTCAGCACCAAAGCCGCTAAGCGTATTTAGCAGCGATCCAACGGCAATAGCTTCGAGAGACTTTCTAATATTCTCAGCGCCTTGCTCGCCACGCTTACCAACATCTGCAAAATCGGCTAAGGCTCTGCTAATTCCGACCAATGGACCAGAAATAACAGCCAAAGCAGCTCCACTAATTCCAAGCATAGGTGCTACTAAAGCCAAAGGTACAGAAATTGCAGCCAAAGATCCAACGGCGAGAAGCATGTTTCCTACACCAGTTAGCATATCATCTGGAGAAATACTACTGATCTCTTTAAATGCCGCAGACATTGGAATAAGTGTACCACTAAGAATAGTTAGTGTAATTGCACCAAACATTGGTAAAGGAGCCAGTAATCCAATAAACGAAGATATACCAGCAAGCACGCCAATCGTAGAAATGATTGTCTTTATGCCCTTATCGAGATCCTTATCAGCAATCTTTGATAATGTTTGGAATGCGATGGAAATAGGAATAAGACTTAAAGAAATGAAGCTAAGTGCGATAGAACCAAGTAATCCTGCCCCCATTGGTAGCATTCCAAGGAATGTAGTGATTCCCGCAAGGACAACAAGACTTGTACTCAAAGCTCTAAGTGCGTTCTCAACACCATCAGAAGAAATACTCGACAATGTTGTAAACGCTTGAGCTAGTGGAATAAGAGCATTTGTTGTGATTGTCAGAGCAATGCCAGCAAGGATTGCGCCACCAGGATTTAAATATCCCATAGCCGTAACAATTCCACCAAGAATAACCATTGCTCCAGCGAGAACCCCAAGTGCTGGTAGAGCTGAATCAACATTGATCTCAGAGACCTTCTTAATTGCCTCAGCAATAATGAAAAGATCAAGCGACAATGCCGTAATAGCGATTACTGCACCCATGTTTTCAAGGAAACCAGAGTCAAGCTCGGTCATAGCTTTTATGACTAGAACCATCTCAGTAAGCGCGATTGCTAGCATTTTTAGACCGTTTGCACCTGCTTGCCAATCTATCTGCGACAATTTAACGATAGCATTTGCAATAACATCAGACGTGAATGCAAGAATAAGCATCGACAGTGAATTGAATACCGATACTTTTGCAGTTGGCATAGCTCTAAGAGCAAGTACTAATACACCCAATGCGCCAGCGATACCAAGAATTCCTTGTACTAGTTTTGCTGGTTCCATTTCACTAAAGGAAATGACACTATTTTGAAGTACCTTTACCGCCGCAGCCATAGCGAGCAATGCAACCGATGTACCAACACTGATCTTAGTCTCATCAATGATTCGCATTGCAATACCAAGAGCCGTTAGCATTGCTGTTACGCCAATTACGCCCTTTGTTAAGTCTTTCGGATCAAGAGCACTAAATGTCTTTACAGTTTTGGAAATAATATTCATTGCGTGGCTCATAGCAATAAGAGCAAGAGATACCTTAGCGGCATCTAGACCCTTAATCTCAGCCAAGCCCTTCATTACTTTAACCATAACACCCATAAGGATGGCTAAAGTCGTAGCGCTACCCATCATCTTTGATTGATCGAGATCAGATAGGCGCTTAATAGCTTTACTAATCGTGTTAATGGAATGCGTAAACGCTATTACCACCATAGATACAGACAAGCTATTGCCAAGAGTGAATTCATGAGCAAATTTAGACATTACTGACATAACTTTACCAAGAACAGCAAGGATAGCAGTGACAGTAGCAAAGCTTCCCATCAGTTTATCTTGATCAATCTTAGCAAGCATGTCAATCGCTTTAGCAATCATTAATACCGATGTAGAAATGATGATGAGTTGACTAATCTTGATCGTACTAGTCATGTTCTTGACAGACTCAGTCAGACCATTTAACAGATTAGAAATATTACCAATAATATCTCCAGGACCACCACCGGATCCAGAGTCTCCACCTTTGCCTTTGCCGCCGGTACCAACAAATGGCAAATTATCGAAGAATTCTTTAATTGTCTTGGCAACTCCAAGCAAAGACTTAGCCATTACAACGAGACCAGCTGTAGAAATGCCAGACATTACTTCGTCTAGTGAAATATGGTCTTTGATCCAGTCTTTAAGATCGCCGAGTAGCCCAAATATGTTCATTATTGTGCCACGGAAATTAGTAATAAGTCCTGGCAACGCTTTTATGACTGTTACAAATACAGCTGTGATTGCATCGAGAATAGATTCTGGTTTAAACCCAGCAGCATCTTCAATTTTATCTCTGATCTTACCAAATAGGTCTTTAATACCATTAACAAGACTGTCGATTCCGTCTTTAATAGAATTCTTCCAGTCTTTAATCTTCTCAGCAATAACATCAAATGTTAAAGTAGAATATTTGGAATTTAAATCTGTAAAGAAGTCTCCTATTTTGGCTAAAAGCTCAAGAGGAGCTCCAAGATCGATATGGAATAAAGCGGCGAAGGCTTTTGCTACACCAACTATTGTCTTTCGACCCATATCGAGAATTGAGAATAGACCCTTAGCGATTCTTCCGATTCGACTAAGAGTTTCTTCTGTCGGTTTGAGATGTTCGCTTAATTCTCGGAACCTTACAGATAGATTGTATAATGTTTCAGCTGTAATTGGAGGGAATACATCGACCCATGCCTGATGTACTGCCTTAGCAATAGACACAAAGTTATCAAAGAAGTTTGAAATACCATTGATTACTTCGGTTCTGCCACCCATCTCTTTCCAAGTTTTAGCAAGTTCGAGACGAGCTTTTGAGGAAGCATCAATAAATGGATTAATCTTCTCATACACACCAGTCCAAAGCTCTTTTGCTTCGGATAGGTCGCCAATTACAGTTCGCCAAATATCAGCCCATCCAGTACCCAAGGATTCCTTAAGTGTATCGACAAGCTGAGTGAATGATTTAATCTTGGTAGCAGATTCATAAGCCATCTTTGCCATGTTAGCAAATTGCTTAGCCTGTGCTTCAGTGTATCCGCTATCAATAATCTTCTTCATCAGGTTCTGATAGGCTTCTTCACTATCAACAACCTCACCAAGAATATTGGATGCCTCCAAGAAAACATCTTTGGTAAGCCATTGTTTTTCAAGAGAGTCCCTAAAGCTTCCCTTACTCTTGATGGCGTTCGTAGCAGCGTTATTGTTTCGCTTATCTGCAATCTGAACAAGCATGTCTTTAAACTGCGCGTTAGACATGTTTGCATTATCCATCGACATCCAGTCAATCTGACGAAAGAAGCCAGTCGATAATGCCTGAGAAACCTGATACAGACCTCTTGCTGACTGTTCGGCAGTTGCACCAGTCATAGCAGAAAGGTTAGAAAGACCCTGAATAGCCTTTGTTGCCTCTTTAAGATCAACTCCAGCAGCAGTAAAGGTACCAATGTTCCTTGTCATCTCACCGAATTTGTAAATCGTCTTATCGGCGTAAGTATTCAACTCATCCAAAGACGCATTTACATCATCGAGAGAATATCCTTTAGGAGAAACATTTGCGTAGATTGTCTGAAGAGACTGCAACTGGAGTTCGTACTCTCTAAGACCATCGATCAATGGGGTCATAGTAAAAGATGACACCAATTGTTGTCCAGCAAATACTGCTCTGCTTGCAATGCTAGACAAAATATTAAGAGCAACCATTCCGGTTACACTAAAACGATTCTTGATCGAATCCAGAGCACTATTCAAACCATCGAGGTTAATATTCTTAAGAGCTGATGTAACTTTTTCAATGGATTTACTAGAATCTTCCATCTTAAGAGACTGTTTAAGATTCTGAAGAGATAAGGTTGTTTGCCTAACCCCTCGCTCAAATTGTTGGTTATCAAATTGTACACGTACAACTTTATTATCGACAGTTTCGGCCATTAAGCATTAACCTCCATCCATAAATCTCTAGATAATTGATCAAATATCGGTTTCATAGCAGGGTTAACATAATCAATGCCATGTACATAACCACCGGTTCCAGTGCCATGACCGTACTGAATAAGAATCGCTATGTTCTCACCTTTATTAGTATTTGTGTTATACCAATCTATTTGTAAATTTCCTTTACTTCTTGTTACTTTGTAGTTCCAGCTACTTGCAGTTTTGCCAGAACGAGAGGGGGTTGCAGCAGATAAGGCTTCTACTCCAATCTGACCGTACTTATTAAGAATTGCTTCTATGTTTGCTCTTTTAGAAAAAGATAAAAGCTTCTCTAGATTCTTAAAATCTCCAGATTCTTTAAAACTTATCATACTTCACCCCCATTTTGAATTAATCGATACTCTTGATTCCTGTGACGGTTCCGTTCTCATCAATGTTGACCGAGAGAACATGATTCTTAATCATTCGACCGTTGTGATCAAATGCTGAGATCTTGTTTGTCTCCGGATTGATGTACAGTGTATCAGTAACCATAGGACCAGACTCACTGAACAGATACATATCGCCATCTACTTCATGAATTCCGGTTTGCATAGCTCCTGACTCGGAGAATAGATACTGCTTTCCATCAATAGTCTGATGTCCGGTAAGCATCTTACCTTCACCATCGAGATAGTACCAAGTGTTATCCTTGAAATACCATTTGGATACCTGAATAATACCCCATTTGTCATCGGTCACATACCAGCTGCCATCGTACTTAATCCAGCCAAACTGTAGAACACCAGTCGGATCAAAGAAATACTTAGCTCCATTGATGGATTGCATTCCGCTTACCATCTTACCGATTGTGTCATCAGACTCGGAAAGATAGTAGCACTTTCCGTTAATCCAATGCCAACCAGTCTCCATATATCCTTGACCGTTGAACCAATACCAAGCATCAGTGACCCACATCCACTCGTTCGCAGGATATGAACCATCACTACGCTGATACCACCAACCGTTTGGACTGTGAACCCACTTTGGCTCTCCAACATATGTTGAAGTAATTTGGTTCTTAAGTGCAGCCCAAGCTGACTCATCAACATACTGTGCCGGACAATGCTTGCCAGTTACATCGTAGTGACGAATAACTCGATCAGCAGTAATTCCGTATCGATACATAAGATCAGTTACAATTGCTCGAAGAGATGCAATCTGAGCAGCTGTAAAAGGAGCAGAGCCATCGGAGACACACTCAATAGAGATTGACCTCTGATTGCGATCGTAGTTACCAACAGCCCAAGCAGTGTCTCGCTCAGACACACTCTGAGAAATGGTGCCATCTGTATCAACAAAATAATGCGCTGAAGCATTGCGGTTTGGACCAGAAAAATAAACAAGATTGTTATGACCAGAAGCATTAGTGCCGGTGTAGTGAACGGCAATATAGCTTACGCTTTTTCCACCTCGACCCCAATCCATGTTAGAGCCATGACATTGGATGAATTCTGAAACTGTAAAACCCATTACTTATCTCCTAAATCTTTAGGACCGTCTTCCTCGGGTTTGTAATCGTCTGGAGCGCCCTCGTGATTATCTTCAATATTACTAATAGCAACATCAAACTTAGTTGTATCATCCATTAGTGTGCATCTCCCTTCGACGCCTTTCGTTTAATTCTCGATTTTGTCGCATTATTTCGTCAGGTGACATCTCTTTCTTAGTGTTGTCTTCTTCCATACAAACTCTAATTAATGTCATAAGCCGATTAAAATGCCACTTTTCACACTCAAAAGGAATACTAGCTTTAGCCATCCAATAATATACCAACTCCGATGTAACAAACTTTGTTTGTCCAGATGTTGATCCAGACGAAAATGTTGTAGCGGTCATTGGATCGTCAATATAATTATTTATGGCCTCAAGATCTTCTTTTGTTATTCCTTCTAGATCTGCTGGAGTAATCCTTTTACCAACAGACATACAAATGATGTAATCTAATATCTCATCTTCAGTTTTTTCGGAAGTTAAGAATGGTTTATGCCACTTTGACTCCCATTTTGAAATGGAGATGAGAGAGTGCTCCAGTGATAATACTATCTCTTTTTTAAACGAGAACTCGGCTCTTTCTTCGTCGTACAATTCGACTTCTGGAATAGTTATTTGAAGCACTCTCTAACATCCCTCCTTACTTAGACACAGGATTAAGCTTCTGATCCTTAAGTACGCTAGCGCATACGCTATTGACGAACTCGGCCGCCGCGTCTGCATCAGAAACTAACTCCATAACAAGCTCCGAGTATGCCTCTGTCTGAGAGAACTCGATTGCTTTTTCTTCAGACTTGATGAACCTACGGCCGTCCTGAGACTTCTCACCGTAAGCCTTAAGAATAAGATCCTTGAAGAGCTTGAACAGCTTAGTGTTGTCCTTCTCTTTCTGGATACGCTCGATATACTGCTCCATTCCGCCGATCTCAGAGTTATCAAACTCCAAAATCTCAGCTTTTGTGAAATTGAAATAGTAATCGTCCTTGATCTTATTACCATCAAAGTCAGTGCACTCAATAGTCTTCTTGTACATGAGTTAACTCCTTATCAATTTAATAGCTTATCTTAACCGTGAATTGGCGTACCTGGTGTACCGCCGACAAGAGTAACAATCTCGTCAGGAAGTGGAAGAATAGGATCTGCGGTCTCAGTACCATAGAGCTTATCCTCGATCTTCTTGAGATTCTCTTTGCTGACCTTACGAGAATCGATAGTCAGAGTTGAGGTTGGCTTAATGCCCTTAACGTTAACTGGTGTGGTCTCAACACTCCAAGAGAAAGTAATTGCTGATGGAGAGTTGTTAACAGTCTCGTAGTTACGAGAAGATGGAGCAGCAGTAGCACCATAAACGAGGTGAATGTAGTAACCATCGTCGGAAGTTGTACCAGTATCGTTACCAATATTAGTACGATAAGAGAAGCCAAATGCCTTACGAGTCTGCTGACCAGCCTTGATGCCCTTTGCTACCTCAACGGAGCCGTCGCACTCGCCAAACTCATCAGGATAAGTATAAGCCTCAATTGTTGCCTTGAAAGACTCAGCAGAACGAAGAGAAGCATACTTAATATTGTCTGCATAAAGGTTATTTGCAGCAGCACCCTCGGGAGCCTCGGTAACCTTAGTCAGACCGTTCCAAGCAACACCCTTAGGATAATTGCCGGTATCACCCTGAACATAGAGAACACCGCGATCGCAGCCATTCTCAAACCAACGAGAACCAGTCTCGTCCCAATTAATTTGTTTACCCATCTATAATGTCCAATCTAATTGTAAATAGTAAATACGTCATGATTCAGACCATCGGCAACATAGTGACGATCATAAGTAGCATACTTAAAATCTAAAAGTCTGTCGATTACTGGATGTAATGGCGACTTGCTAATCACTTTAACCGAATATCTGAAATTACGTCTGTATGGCTCATTATCGGCATTCCTATTTTCAATACCGCTAGGCTCATAAACCATACATGGATACTCTAGTTTTATGTTTGATGGCGGTTGAAAGTAGGTCTTTCCTGTTAGAAATGTCTCATCCCAGACAAATTCCAATTTTTTATGGAAGTCGAGTCTATTGTCCGTAAGAGTTTGCATTATACCTACCTCCAATCGACAAAATAATCCTTGGAGTTGCCACTTCGACAGAAGTAATCTTCCATTTGCAACCAGCATACTCGACATAACGAATGTTCATGAAATTATCGTTAATAAATGCATCGGCAATAATGCTGATTTGATTTTGAAGAGTAATATTATCTACAGGAGCGCCGCCATCGGATCGTCTATAGATCTTTTGAAGGTCGCCCCTGTAGCGTATTTCAGAAATTACTTCTTCATAAATTCCTGGTTGAGTTTCTTCTGTTGTTGCGAAACCAATATTGCCATAAAACTTTCCCATTTTGAATTTCTCCTATCTTCTATAGATAAG